GAGGCACACCCAGAATGCAGTAGTCTTTTTCATAAGGCTTCCGATTTTTTACATGGTCGCAATAGTTGCAGCATCATACTCCTTCAGGACCTCCAGGCCGAAGTGGATGAGTCCATTCTCGGTGAGGCCATACAGCTCCCCTCCAAAGCACCAGGTGATGACATTGGAGGAATTCTGATTGACATACACACGGACCATCGATCCCTTGTAAGGAGCATAAGTCTCGAAGTCACCCTGCCTGCCTCTCTCGGCAGCTGCCGCCACGAAGGTCGCAAAGTCAGAGAGGGAGCCGGTGGAAAGGTCGAGATTCCCAAACTGTGTCACGAAGTCGGACTTCAGCTTGGAAAGGATCTCGGCCAGAGTTGGGAGAGTGGCAGGATCATAGGCCGACCTGATCAGGCCCCTGCCGATGGAGAGAGTGAGAGCCATAGCTAGTCCTCCTTCTCTACATAGTAGCCAGATCCCCAGTAGATGTCGAAGGCAGAGCTGACACTGGCCGGCACCTTCAGCTCGGTGATGGCCATCGGTGTCCAGTCATAGACCGGGAAAGGAGCATTGCTCCGATCCTGATCTTCCTCCTGGAAGAGCTTTGCCTCCATAACCACATCGATGTCTGCCACCGATGTCTTTGGCCTCAGGTAGATGCTGAAAGGCAGGCCTCCCAGGGAGAAGATGCCTTCATCATCAGTGTGGCCATTTACGATGCCATGAGAAGCGATTCGACTCGCAATCATGGCCGGAGAGAGTTGTTTCTGTCCCATAGCTTATGATTTAATATAGTTCTACAATGATGTCCATGTGCTGCCTCCGTTGATGCTCTTCTGTATCCCAGCGGATGAAACTCGGAGCATGTAATTGGACTTTCGTACCACGAATTCCTGAGAGGAATTGTACAGGAAGCCATTGCCGAATACCTGCATTATTCCATCATTACCGATGTGTGTGTACTCATAATTACTCCTGGTCACAGAGAATTTCCAGGTGGTAGTGGTGGAGATACTCACAGCACCGCTTCCGGAGGATGAGTACATGTAGCAAGTGGATGTAGCAGTGACCGGACCGGAGTTCCTCCAGGTGTAGATCCGAAGAGTGTACATTCCGTCCTCTGTGACTATGTAATTGATATTGAGAGTGCCGGATATCTGGACGGATCCTCCCATCGCACAATTCACGGAGGACACAGCAACCGTACCGCTTGCAACCCTGGCACCATCCTTAAACACGGCCACATCAAGCTGAGGAGCACTCATGTACATTCTGATATTGCCGTTGGTGCTGGACGGAGCGATAACGCACGAAACGGAATCGAGCCTGATCACACTCCCCTTGTCGCAGTATCCCAAATTCAGATGGCCTATGAGCTCATCAGGGAAATAGACATTCTGGCCGGCTGTATAGACATACACACTATTGCTCCTGGTCCTCGATAAGCCTGAGCTCAGGTAATTGATATTGGTTTGGAAGAACAGGTCATCATATATGCCTACGGTATTATTGTCAATCTTGAGCTTCCGCAGTGCGTTGCTGTCGAAGAGGCTGAATCCATCTCCATCTATCCGTATCTTATTCCCACTCTGAGAAGGCCTGGTGTCGAGAGTCTTGACCACAAGGCTATCAATGAAGGCCTGCTGAGCCACAAGAGACTGGATGAAGGCAGAATTGGCAGCTATCTCCGCACAGGCAATATAGTCGGCAGAGATGGCACCTGCAAGCAGGAGAGGAGTCATCATCGGAGCAAAGGTCTCCATCTTGGTCCAGTAGGTGGCATTCCCAAGAGGCCTGCTGGATGAGGATGTGTGAGTGACCTTACACATGTAGGCATTCACGGTAGTCTGGCCGACAATGGCTATAGGCACATCGACACAGATGTCGATATACCGGACATCTTCCGTCTCCAGATACTGGTCATTCCGATATTGCTTCCCGGATTCCCAGACTGTGACACGGTACACGCAGCCGGCATATCCTCTTGCTCCAGGATCACCCTTGTCTCCCTGGTCTCCTTTGTCACCCTTGTCACCTTTGTCTCCTTTGTCACCATAGGCTCCGATGACTACCGGATCAGTGTACACCACACTGCCATCGGTGTAGGTGATCTTCTCATAGTTCCAGAGATACTTCTTGGTGGCAGTCACCGTCTGCACCGATGTGGTCCAGCCGGATGTGGATCTGGTGACTCCGGTCACACTGGCCGAGGCAAGATAGTACTCTGTGATGGAAGAGATGCCGACACCGGTAGCTCCCTTGTCACCATAAGTGCCGATGATCACAGGCAGGCTGGTCTCGCTAGTTCCATCGGTGTAGGTGATCTTCTCATAGTTCCAGAGATACTTCTTACTGGCAGTCACCGTCTGGATTGATGTGGTCCAGCCAGATGTCGAAGTGGTCACTCCGGAGCTGCTGGCCGAAGCCAGGTAGTACTCTGTGACAGAAGAGATGCCCTTGCCGGTATCTCCTTTATCTCCCTTGTCACCTTTGTCTCCCTTGTCACCATAGGTGCCGATAACCACAGGAGTGGTGACTGTTGTGGATCCATCGGTATAGGTGACCTTCTCATAGTTCCAGAGATACTTCTTGCTGGCAGAGATTGTCTGTACCGATGTGGTCCAGCCGGATGTCGATGTGGTCACTCCGGAGCTGCTTGCCGATGCCAAGTAATACTCGGTGATGGAGGAGATCCCCTTGCCATTAGTACCGGACACACCAAAGACACCGATGATGGCAGGAGTGGTGGTGCTGGTGGATCCATCGGTATAGGTGACCTTCTCATAGTTCCAGAGATACTTCTTGCTGGCAGAGATTGTCTGTACCGATGTGGTCCAGCCGGATGTCGAAGTGGTCACTCCGGAGCTGCTGGCCGAAGCCAGGTAGTACTCTGTGATGGAAGAGATGCCCACACCGGTATCTCCTTTGTCACCCTTGTCACCTTTGTCACCGTAAGCTCCGATAATCACCGGAGTGGTGAATGTAGTGGATCCATCGGTGTAGGTAATCTTCTCATAGTTCCAGAGATACTTATTGGTGGCAGTCACCGTCTGCACCGATGTGGTCCAGCCGGATGTATTCCTGGAGATGCCGGTAACCTTATCGGAAGCCAGATAATACTCTGTGATGGAAGAGATGCCCTTGCCGGCAGATCCGGTGTCACCATAGGTGCCAATGATTACCGGAGTGGTGTTCTCGCTGGTGCCATCGGAGTAGGTCACTCTCTCATAGTTCCAGAGATACTTCTTGCTGGCAGTCACCGTCTGGATCGATGTGGTCCAGCCGGATGTCGATGTGGTCACTCCGGAGCTGCTGGCTGATGCCAGGTAGTACTCTGTGACAGAAGAGATACCTCGGCCCGGATCTCCCTTGTCTCCTTTATCTCCCTTCTCTCCGAAGTGTGAGACAGAGTGGCTGGTGGATGATGTCCCATCGGTGTAGGTGGTGACTGTCCTGGTCCAGAGATACTGTCCCTCTGCCACCTGAGGGATATTGAACTGCCAGCCATCGGAAGGAGGAGTGCTCCCTTGAGAGGACACTGCATACATGACCACCACCTGGGAGATGCCTTTACCGCTCCGGCTTACAGAATAGCTGGTGGAAGTAGTGCCGTTGGTGTAGGTGGTGACAGTCCTGGTCCAGAGATAGTAATTGTCCAGGACCTCAGGGATGACAGATTGCCATCCCTCGGTCGGAGTCCTGGTATAAGAATCGGACACGGCATAGGAAATGGTGACAAAGAGGATCCCATTGCCATCATTCCCATCCTTGGCCTTCCTACGGACCAAAATATGTCCTCTTGCGCTCGGCATTACATGCTCTCGATTTCAGTCACGGCTATGTGAGCGATCTCCTTGGCATGGACTCTCCAGGCCTGGAAGTCGGAATACTCCTTGATGTATTCCTCCCTCTTGTCCTCAGCGATCCCGGAATCCTTGTCCTTTGCCGTCTCATAGTTGGCCAGGATGGCCTGATAGGCATCGGAGGAATACCGGTCAGTCACGATGGCAGCCACGATTCTATCATACTGCCGGCTGTCCACATCGATGGACTCACAGACCTTGATATCCTCGGCCATCACTCCGTCCTCGGTCGGATCCGGATCTCTGAAGTCGAAGTACAGTCTGGTGAGGACACCTTCCAGGATAACTTCCACCCCACTCTCAGGGATGGTGGTGATTTGCTTCTGTGTTTTCATATAGCAGATTGTATTGATTTATTCATCGAAGTAGTAGGAGGATTTCCCATCACCGAAGGATCTCTTCCGGATGATGACATTCTCCACCGGGAATATCTTCTGGCCGGCCTTCTCGGCCTCCCTGGCCTGATCCAGCACATTCTTGATTTCAAAAGCACTGGTGACAAATTTACACTGCTCCCCATCCTTGATGAAGAGCACGGCATACCGGTCATCACCCTTGGATGTCCGGATACCGGTCTCGAAGTCCAGGATGGTCACCGGCACATTGAGCACATCCGAGATAGACATGCTTTTGACCGAGAAGTATTTCTTTCCATCCTTGGTCCGTTTGTTGGCTTTGATGCCTTTTTCAGCAAAACTCATATCGTTGTCGGTTATTACATTCCACAGGTGCATGCACTTTCCCCATTTGCACCAACCCCAGTAGGAGGCCTTCACCTGCTTCAATCGATTCTCGCTCTTGGTCCTCTTTACTTTTACTGCAAAGTTATGCTTCACAGATTTCCGAAGTCGGACATTTTCTCTCGAAAAGACATAGCCGAGGAAATCAATGCTTCTCCCGGTTATGGCCTGCACCTCTCTGCCTCTTCCGTCTTTTCTTTCCATAGGCCTTGTGAGCAATAGGTGCCACGATGTAGGAAGCCTTCACCACAAGACCAAGCCTGGAGGATTCCCGGTCATACTCATTCAGCATGGCCCAGGCCTCTCCTTTTGTCCTGGCCAGGCCCACTGTATCATCACAGTACCGGAGATAGCACTTGCAGTGCATCACTTCCTTCAAGTGGTGATCTACCCGGCTATCTGTGAAATTACCAATGATCTGGCTTGGATACCCTCCGATGGGCATTCCACGCACTCCGCTTCCTTTGCTCATCTTCCAGCATGTCAATTATCACTTGCCCTGAATCATAGTTGAAGATGGCAATCTCCATCAGCTTCAGGAATCTCTCATCTTTGAACTTCCTCCGGAATACCTGCATGGCCACATCATGAGGAATGCTCTGGTAGTATTTCTTGTAATCGGCCTTCCAGAAGAACTTGTACTCCGGATACCTCCGGAGAAACATCTTCAGCCTCTTCACCCCATAGTGGATACCCTTGCCCGGTACACAGGCAAAGGTATCTGCTATGAGATTCTTGTATAGAGTCGGACCGACAATCCTCATGATGGCATGATGCACTATCCTCCAAGGGACATACTTCTGCCTGGCTATCTTCCGGTCCTTCCCATTGTCATTGTGCACCTCCATATCTTCATAGTCCGGATCTGGGAAGTCGAAGGTCAGCATCATCTGCTGGATATCCTGCAGATCCTGCTCGGCATGGAGATTATGCCTCCGGATATGCCGATTCTTCTTCACCTTTCCGGCTTGAGCTTCCTTGTCGGCAGCTCTCAGATTGTCCATGTCCACAATCTGCTCATAGATATGTCCTATTCGCTTTGGCATAGTTTCATTGATTTCACCATACTGGCCATCTTTCAGGCCCTCAATAGTCGAGTCCGCTTGCAATGACTCGATGCCCAGAGCTTCCGAGACCTCTCCAAGAGGCCCTACTCGCACTGCTTGCTTTGCCGTTGCCGGCATTGCCTTTCCGCTTGAAGTGTTCCGACATCGGAGCCGGACATCGGCTCCTACTTTGCACTACACTGGTGCAAGGTCGAGGCGCAGGGAGTGTCATTTTTCTTCTCATTGTATGGCGAGAGCCGATGTTCGCATTCGAGTTCGACCAGGCGTTATTCGAGTTCGCATAGGCGAGACCGCAGTTCGCACCGTTGTTCGCATTACCGCCCCAGTAGACCACCGCTCTCACTCCCTTCTGCCTACCATCCTCACTTGTCAGCTCTCAGCCTCCCCATCTCTGGGGAGGCAGGAGGATGGATTACCAAAGCTATTGCACTAGATTGGAGATTCCATTGATTCAAAGAGCTTGACTGATCTGGCTAGGCTTCTGCCACCAGCTCCCTTCCGGACATTACGGTGATTTCGCCATAATAGGCAAGGCGAGAGCCGATGAGCGCAGCCGAGTACGACCAGGCGTTATACGAGTCCGCACAGGCGAGACCGCAGTACGCACCGTGGAGCGCAGAACCGCCCCAGTAGACCACCTGACCAGTGGCATCCGCATAGTGGTAGTCACCCCAGTACTGAGTGCCACCGCCACCATGCAGGCTCGGCACCAGGTCGAAGAATTCTCCGACAGTCTCATTGCGGACATAGCCACTGGTGGTGAGCCTTGTAAGCTGTCTGTAGTCACCAACAGGATGAGAAGCGAGCTCTGCAGCAGAAGGAAGTCTGTTGCCCTCATAGATGAACACCTCGGAGCCATCCTGCTCCTCATTTGCGGAATTGCCACAATAGATGCCCTGAGTGAATTCCCACTGCAGTGCATAGGGATCCTCGATGCCGAAGAGGCTGACATGGCTGGCTCCGGTCACCACCGTATCACCGGAGTTGGTCCAGGAGAAGTCAATCTTGCCACAGGCATCACCGAGGCTCTTAGTCTCTCCGAGATCCCACTGAAGAGGAGTGGACCAGTCGGAGCTGTTGTTGGTGCCGGTCACACCGTTGCCGAGGACCTGCTGAGCATTGGGATTGCCGTACTCGGAGAGAAGCAGCATCATCATGAGCTTCTTGTGCTCATAGTTGATGATGCCCCACTGAGCACCATTCACCTGAGCAGCATTCCAGAAAGCTGTGATGGTCTTGCTGCCGGCAGGCTTGACTCCGCTCCTGGAAGTCAGAGCAGTGCCGGCCATCGAGGCCTTGTAGGCACCGATGTTGGTCTCCGGGATGAAGTGGCCACCGATGGGAATGAGGCTCATCCAGAGATAAGGGATGCCGGTTGTCGCATCCTCAAGGACACGGTAGTAGAGCTTCGGAGCATGGAAGAGGACATGACCGATGGTCTCATCCAGAGCAGTACCATCTGCATAGACTCCGGAATTGCTCACACTGAGCTTGGCTGCATGGCCATTGTTTTTGACCAGATACCGGCCACACTGAGACTTGAAGAGAGCCCACATGTCGAGATTCCCGACTCGGCCCCACTCCGAGGATGTCTGAGTGGCCTGCTTGATAGGGACACCCCATGCCACTGACCGGAGAAGCTGTTCATTCCCGGCATTGATGGAGTCAATGAGCTTGTCGAGAGTGATCCTCCGGATGGAGCCATCGACTTCGACCATGATGCTGTTGGTCTTGAGAATGCTCTGGACCTGAGCAGCAGTTGCAAGATTTTTAAGTGCCATAGCTTTATAAAATTATGAAGTTAAAGAGTCGAAGGACACTTCAGCAATGACTTCTACATCATGGCTGGAGCCATCTTCCTGATCTGTATGCTCGGTGGTGACAGAGATGCTGTCTGTCACCGAGGATCCTTTGATTTCCCAGGTGTCCCCATCATAGATGGTGAATTGCCAGGATGGATTCACCGGAGTCAGCTCGGCTCCGGTAGAAGTCCTGACCACTCTGGCCTTCACCACTACCGGCAGATTGTCGGAGACCTCTTTATTCGAGGAGTAAATGAATGGCACCAGGATGATTTCATCGAGAGTGTCAATGATGCAGATGCCATACCGGTAGATGTATTCGGCATCACCGGATGCCTTGTAGAATTCTGCCACAAAGAGCTGGGAGCCATCGATGTCATCCCTGGTCACAGTGATGGTCTTGCTGCCGGCCTTCTCGGTCCACTCTACATTATCCCTGTACCACTTGACATGGTATGAGGAGACCTGAGTCGCAGCCAGCCAAAGCTCGGTGGCCAGTGTGGCCGAGTCATGATTGATGTCGAGCTGTGTGGTGGTGGCATTGATGAAGCCGAAGTACGAAGATCCAGCACCCTTGGTGATCTGGATGTCGATGGATTTGGAGAGATTGTACTCCACTCCGGCCACAGTTGCCTGACAGGAGTAGAGCAGTGTGTCATTGGCCATATTGATGGCCGAGGCCAGATTGTCGAAGATCTTCAAGGCCCCGGTGGTGGTGTTGAGACCGAATTTGCCGGTGCTGTCCATCACATAGTCTCCGGATGCAGCTCCATTGAAGATCAGTGCTACACCGTTATACTGCCAGGAATGATTGCTCAGGTACACGGCCTGGCCTCTGGTGGTGTTGCACACCGGTGTAATCACCGGCCTATTCGCTTCGACCGTCCAGTCCGGTACCACTCCTCCGGAATTTTCATCGACAGCCTGATAGAGTGGCTTGCCATTGAGCTCCAGAGTGAGGAAGATGGAGTCACCATTCCGGAGCCTCCGGATGGTGATGGATCCTTGTGCGGAATAATTACTCATTATCGGTCCTATTTAGTATGTCAATGATTTGTGCAGCACTGTAGGACTGGCCATCCAGGAGCTGCAGCTTGTCCTCGAAGGTTGATGCTCCGGAGAGGCCAGGAGAACACATCACCTCTTTTTCATTGAGAGCCACCTTGGCTCCCTTGATCCGGTGGCCGGCCAAGTTGATTCCATGCTCCTTGGCCTTGACCATATCTGCAAGAATGTACCTCATGTCAGTTGAAGATATAGATGTTGTCATCGGCATCGGCAAAGATGTTCCCTTCCTCATCGATGGCCACTGAGTGGATTTCTTTCTGGATGGCTTCGACATAGACATCAATCCAGTTGTCTCCATCATTCTCACCCACACCGGTATCTTTGAGCTGGAAAACAGTAGTGCCACCCTCATTGTGCACCACATTGATCCTCTTGGCAGTATCGGTATGCCAGATAATCTTGATGATGCTTCCTGGATACTCCACAGCCTTGCCATCACAATTGACCAGAGCCATGTCGAATCTGGCAGTCTGGCCGGGATGGATTCCGGTCTCATTGGTCGGAGTGCAGGTGAAATTCCGGTAGATCCGCTCGATGGAGATCTGCACTTTGGCCTTCTCGACATCATCCACATAGGCCTTGATCATGTAGTCGGCTTTCTCGATGAGACGGAGATCCAGGATGATGGAAGCTGCAGAGACAGAGACCACCTCATAGTCGGTCTCGGAGACTTCTGTCAGGCTGAGATTCGCTCCGATCTTGAAGAGCTTGACAGTGTAGCCGGTAGAAAGCAATGTGTCGGCCAGATACACCTGGATGGGGATGGTCCTGTAGTACTCATTCCCATCTCTGGCCTGGGACTCTGCAGTGGATGATTCCGGGATGATGCCATGTGCCACCTTGTACTCATAGAGCAGCAGCTTGTCATCGAAGGGAGAGTATCGGATATTCCGGTCCTCTCCTATGGAAATGCCATACAGGTCCTCACTCTTATCAACGGTGGAAAGGATCACCGGATCGGTCTTGATGTGGATGGTCACTCCAAGTCGCTGGTCCACCAGGTCGGCTTCAAAGTGCAGGGAGAGTCTCTCCTGGGGAGTCACATTCCTTCGGACCGTCAAGGATCCTCTGGTGGCTCCGGCACCATCGATGTCATATAGATTCACCCAGTCATCCAGCAGGGAGATATCCACCCCATTGACATACCAGTGCATATTGGCCAGGGAGCCATTGGCTGTCGGTATCGGCCATGTGCCATCGGCAGCATGAGCATTCACTATAGGTCGGATGATAGTAGGTGTCACAAGCCGATTCGGCTCATACTCCTGGCTGGCAGCATTATAGACCTGCATCAGTGGACTGTATGCAGATTCGCAGGAGATGGCCACCGATACTGTCAGTGGTGCAAATTCTCTTCTGATTCGTTTTCTTCCGGTTTCCATATCATATAGTCAAACTGCCTACAGCAGCAAAGTTCTCATCGATGGTCGCAGTGATGGTGAAGGTAGTGGCATCAGCATTCCCAAGGTCATTGAGATTGGATGAGAATTCAATGTCAATCTCCCCATCGAAGAGCCTGGCCTTACTTGTCATGTTCCAGGCAGCATCTTCGACCGGCTCTCCAGAGTCTCTTTCGATCCTCCAGGTGGTCACCTGCTCTGTCACTTCCTCATACATCCCCTTCCACACTCGGCAGGAAAGGTGCAGCACTTCTCCCCAGGCGATGAAGGAATCACCATTGGTGTCTATTTCCAGTCTGAGCGGAAGCTCTGAGAAAGGAGTGAAGATCTCCTTGATCCATTCCTTGATGGTGCCGAGGCTGATCTTCTTCCATTCCTGGACATACGGTGACTGCACCAGAAACAGCAGCGAATTTTCCAGATTGGCATCCGGAAAATCCACCACTCTAGGTATCAAAAAAAAAAGCTCACCGGACGGAGAAGGCACCTGGATGGCCGGGAAGTCCTCATTGGACCGGTTGATCTTCATCAGTGTTCCCTCTTCTGCCAGCGAGAAATTGAAATCGCTGGAGTTCAGATTGGCCTTGTCAGAGGCTTGGATACTGGAGGAATCGAGTACTATCTCTTCGATATTCGACTCCAGAATGGCCCACTGCTTGGCCGAGGCAAAGAATTCCCATAGCCACACAGCTTCCGTCTTGCCGACCGAGCCGGTATTTTGTGTCCAGGATCTGGCAGGATCATCGGTGATGGTGATCTTCTGGCCGGCCTTCTCTGCCACCTCATGAGTGATGGAAGGAGAGAGTGCCTGCCGACCTGTGAAGCAGAAGGTGTCCACTCCTCCGAGGGAGTTTACACAGAGGAAATAGTGCTCATCCCTGGTCACCGGAGCAAAGACATATCGCTGGATATAGCTGAGCCTGGTGCCGGAAGAGCTCTCCACCCATACATCCACCAGGCCATTCAGGTCCTCGGCATTGTGGCTGCTCAGTGAGAAGAGATGCTGCATCTCCATATTGTAGGAGTTATACTCCCCGGCAGCAGCAGAATGGATGGTCACTGTCTCGGTGGATCCGGAAACCGGATAGAATTTTGCCTTCACAATGCCGGCAGTCTCATGGTAATAGCTCAGGTACTCCGGCTGATTCCACCTCACTCTCTTGGTCTGAGGCTGCCATGTGAGCCAATTTGCCTTGAGCCAGTTGCTGGCAGTATCGGAGAGCTTCCTGACACCACCGGCAACCACCTTGAAAGTCTTGACCAGGGATCCATCCACATAAGCCTTGAAGGTGGCTGAGCCGGTATTCTGGTGATGCACATTGGCAGCAGGGAGAGTGATATCCAGGTATTGCGCTACAACCTCCTGCACATCGATCTCTACCATTGTGCTCCCATTCGGATCATAGGTCTCCTCGATGACGGTGGCCGAGTCCTTTTCCAGACGGAAGGACACGGTGGTGGAAGTATTGATCCTGAAGCTCCTCAGGTTTCTGAGAAGGCTGAGAGTTTCAGGACTTTGGATTACAGTTGCCATATCGGTGATAATTGCTGCAAATTTAACGAGCCATCTTTCTATGCTTTAGGACACAATTTGGACCGACACAAACCATTCATGGAGAGTGAAGGTGTCGATTCCATAATCATAAGAAGTGCCTCTCGGACCTGGCACTCTCCGGAAGAAATAGATCCTCCGCTCAATATGGCTGGTCTCTTCGCCCAGGGACACCGGTGAAGGTATGAAGATATCCGACTCATCTTCGATGTATGGATCATCCTCGGCATACTTCCAAAGTACCGTCCCGGAGACAGAAGCCTGGAGCTCGGCCTGCTTACTGGTGATCTCGCTCTGATTGAGCTGCCACTGGTAAATTGGCTCAGGAGCTATGACAGGAGCATCCTCCTGGCCATCGGAAAAGTCCTTGATGAGACGGAATTTCGCTTCAAGGCACCGGATATGCTTCCCGACCTCATATTTAAGGCTCACCGGCAGCAGCTTCTGCCCTTGTAAGAGTTTCAGCGCATACATGTCATACTTCATGAGAGACTCTATCGGAAGGTCGAATCTTCCGGATACTATTACGGCATTATTCCTCAGGTGCTTATTATACTTCGAGAAGAATCTTTGCACAAGATCATCCGGAGTCAGGTTGATGGCTCCCGGAATGAGAGTCCCTCTGTTGTTATACTTCTGAGTGGTGCCAGCATAGTATCGGCCATCGGAAGAGAGAGCGACTCGGCCATGATCACTGCTTGAGTAGGATATCTCCTCTGTGAGACCATAGTAGTACACCACGATGATCTCCTGGTCCTCATCCTTTTCCGAGTCATTATAGCTGGTATTCCGATGGCACCGGTCTCCGATGTAAGGAGCCTTGGTACCATACGCATCTGCTACCACGATGGGAGGCACAATATCCTCTGGAGAGAAAGACTCGGAAGTGTCGGCATTGGCCCGGTCATACTTGAATTGATTGGTGCCGACCTTCACCTTGGCATAGGATGTCCCGGTCTGACGGTTACCCCGGCCTCCGTAATAGACAAAAGACACCCTCACCTCATAGTAGTCACCAGTGGCCAGCCGAAGAGCCAGACAGGGAGTGGTGATTCCAAAGAAGGAGGACTCATCAACATGCTTCACATAGCCGTACTTCTTGATGAGAGACTCGATGGTATCTGAAGCTGCTGCTGCACCCTCCAGGCTGGTGTCCGGAGTCATGACCACCCTGCTCGACTGAGAGAATTCCTTGGTCACTCCTCCCAGGAGAGTTGCAGTGAGATCCTTGTCATAGCCGGCAGACAATATGTCCTCCAGCAGCACGATGTCCACCACCTTGGATGCCGGAGTCACCACAATCTGAGCATGGAACTTCATACGGAGCCATTCCAGGATCTCAGAGATGGTCTTATTCGGCACAAGGTCAGAATAGTCTATCTTGCCATTGCAAATGACATCGGAGCAGTTATGTACAAGGACCAGATTGCTCAGGAATTCATCATCCTCAAAGCAGGATGTGCCGATGGTGTATCCACACAGCTCGAAGAGAAGCTGCAGGAATCGGTAGAGCTTCAGGAAGGGAGCAATGCCATACCCCTCCGGCACAGACACCTTGTCTCCTCCTTCCATGACAATCCTTGGAGAGTGTGCCAGTGGCCAGATTTCACGATATGTCTCATTGGCATATACCGGCTCATTGTTCATCTGGTATTTCCCATCTTGCAGAGCGACAGCTACAGGGAAGAGCCGGAAGTCAGAAGAGGCCTGATTCTTGTACACCTGCCACAGCCAGGAGTACCACTCCTGGGGAGTTGAATAGGTCCTGAGGACCTTTGCGGAGAATAGCTCCTTGAGATTCTTGTCCTTAAATTGGCTATAGAAAGAAGAATCCTCCAGAGCCATTGAGCAGGTGATGCTGTCATCATTGGCAGAGGACACTACCAGCACTCCCTGCTTCTGGAATACTCCCTTCTGGATGCTGGCCGGGAAAGAGTTCACGAATCGATTCTTCCTGGCCATTCTGTTTGGGAATCCCAGCTTGGCCTGATCGGATGATGTGGCAGGGATGGTGGCTGCAATGGATGCAGCTCCATCCTCCGAGAAGAAGGCAGAATTCTGCTCGACTTCAAAGGAAAAATCTGTAGGGAGAGTGAGCTCCCCTTTGTCGGTGACTAGTTTCATTTCTTTCCGGTGAGTTTCTTCATGTTGGCCTGGAGTTCCTGCTTGCTGTTGATCTCAGAGAGCAGCACATAGGCCGGAATGCCATTGTCGATGATGTACTGGAGCACTGCCACAAGCTGGGAGAGCAGAGCCGGATCCAAGGAGAGTGACTGGCCCGGAAGGATCTGGCCGGACGGAGCGGAAGTCATACCTCCATCGGCAAAGCCGGAGACTCCAGACACTGACTTACCACTCTTCCTGGCCTGCTCAAGCCTCCGGAAGATGACAGGATTGGCACGGACCATCGAAGCAGGAGCCACCCACTCATTGGCATGCACCACTCCGACTGGCTTGTAATCATTGCTGGCCTCGGTGGTGTATCCTCCGGAAGAGTAGCCGGTGGCCACTCTGGCACCGATTTGAGAATTGGATCCAGTCGAAGATGCAGAAGTGTTCATGATGGCATTCTTCTGGGCCACGATGGTTGCAATTTCGGCAGCAGTGGTCACTCCGATGAGCGCAGCAGAAACGGCACCGGCAATAGGTCCCAACTGAGCGAAGGCCTGCATCACGGCAAGAGCTCCGGCAGCAATGGTCTTGGCTATGTTGATGACCATATCGGCCACCGCATACTTCTTCTGAGTCTCCAGCTTTTTCTGCTCATACTTTGCCTCGATCTCCTCCTTGGCTTCCGCATTGTCTCCGGCAGCAGTCAATTCTGCCTGCATTCGAGCATCAAGGTGAGCCAGCTCCGCATCCTGGAGAGCAGTGACTGATTGAGAGGCCTGCTCTATTATGGAGGAGGCCTTATTCATCCCACTCTGCCAGGCATCGAGCTCGATCTGGAGATTCTCCTTCATGTATCGCTTCACCAGATCCTGCTTGGCCTTCTGGAATTCCTCTTCGGTCAGCAATCTCTGGTCATACATTTCCTGCAGGCTGGTGATCTCTTCCTGCAGCTGTCGGCCTAGAGCAGAGCTCGGATCCAGAGCATCCTTCACTTCCTGAGCCTTGCCGGCAAGCTCCAGCATGTGGTCAATCTCCTTCTGCAGCTCCGCATCGATCTCGGCCATGACTGCCTTCAGCTCTTCATCAGCCTCCTTGGCCATCTCATCGAATACCTTCATGGCATCCTTCTCGGCCTCTTCGAGTGTTTTCTTGAGCTCGGCCTGCTGCTTGATGGTGAGATCCAGGAGCTGTGACTGATACTCGATGGTGTCCTTCTTGTATCGCTCAGCTATTGCCTTCTTGCTCTTGAGAGCAGTCTCCTGGATAGTGATGAGCCGGCTCTGATACTCCCTCTCAGATATCTCCCCACTGGCATAGGCCTCCTTGGCCTTGACCTCCATCTCCTTCTGGTGCTTATCTACATCAGCCAGCTCTTTCTTGAAGGCATCATCTGCAGCCTTCTGCCGGTTGCTTGAGATGTCCTTCCTGAGAGAGTTGATGGTGGATACCGTCCGAGTAGTGCTCCGGTAGTAATCTGCATCGGCATTGCTCATCTTGACGGTTGCCTTGACATAATTATCGACCAGCTCATCATTGGAGAGCTGATACTTGGCATCCATCTCAGCCACTCTCTTGAGGCCGGCATCTGCAGTGTCGATATAATCCCGGAGAGCCTTTTGAGCCTCCGAGATTCGCTGACCGGCCATTGCTGCAGAATAGGCATCCCTCGCCCACATGGCAGAGCTTTGAGCAGCCTTGACCGCATTCTCCCTCTTCCGGAGCTCAGCATTGTAGGCCTGAGCCTGCAGCAGAATGTCCCTATTCTGATTGTACTCCTTGATGTAGAATTCCAGGTCAGCATCGGAGAGCTTTGTCCGGTCCTGCAGTTCCAGCTTCCGAGCATCTGCCTCCTGCTTGGCTATCTCCTTCCGCTCCTCGGCAAGCTCCCTCTCCAGTCTCATGGCCTCCTCTGCTGCAGCAAGCCTCTCCTCATCGGACTTGGAAGTGTCCTTCATGAGCTGCTTATTCTTCTCAATCTCGACATTGTACTCCGCTTCCTTCAAGGAGAGGGAATTCTGTCTCTCGAAGATCTCATCCAGCATTGCAGCCACTTCCTTGCCGACCTGGTAGGAGTCTCGCATATCCTGAATGAGTTCCCTCCATCCCTTGCCGGAGGAGAGATCGGCCACGAAGGTATTGTATGCTGACCGGAGGCCACTGGTGAACTGGCCCCACCGGTCACCGATGAGCTGTGTCTGGGAGATGGCATCCTTGCCGAACTGAATCACGGCCTTACCGGCAGCAGCAAAGAAGGTGGCAAGACCGAGCTTCGGCAGCATCCCTTTCAGGGAATCCAAGGTCTTATTGGTACCCTTGACAGACTGATTGATCTCATCCATTCTGGACTTCACCTGCCGGAGCTGCTTGCTCTTCTCGATGAATTCCTGAGTGCCCGGTGACAGATTCTTGATCTGCTTATTCAGATTGGAATAGGCCTTGGCAAGAGTGTTCAGATTCGCTCCATTGAGATTCTTCATCAATTCAGAGTAGTCCTTTGTCTCCTTCTTGATGCTCTTCATCGACTTGGTGACCTGATCGAGCTGCTTCTGGTACTTGGCAGCATCTTCGGTGTTGCCGAGCTTTGTGGCCTCAATCATCTTCTTCCTCAGGTCATCTGCAGATGACTTGAGAGCATTCATGGTGGCCTCGGCCTGTGTGGCATTGAGAGTGACTACACTCTCGGTATAGACGATATTTGCCATTTATTTCTTCTGCATTAGATTCAAATAGGCTGCATCATTGTAGGATGACTCGCTGAGTCTCTCGAAAGCTCTGAGAGGAAGAGTGGCAGCATCATAGCCATACCGGTCGGCCATGAGCCTTCCTAGTGTATTGATCTCCTTCAGAAACACTGAGGAATACCAAGGCTTCTTCTGCCTCTTGTTACCGATGCCGGCCTCTCCGATCTTCACACTTCTTCCCACACCCATGTCGGTAAAGATGCCATAGTACAGGTACAAAAAGGTGATCTTTGCCGGATTCCCATTGGCATCTACAGCCACATGGGCCTGGAGAGATTTCACTAGCTCCCCGGTAGAGCCGATATTGAGAGACTGGATTTTCCGGATCCATCTCTCAATAACGATATCGGCCCACCGCTCGGCCATCTCCTTGTAGTCCAGATCAGCCATCCTTCAGATCTTCTTCTGTCAATTGGAGAGAGAAATTCTGACGGAAGGTGAGCATGAGCTCCCATCCTCTGGCATTGTTGCCACCCCACCTCTGCATATAGGTGAATCTCTGATAGTCGAAGCCTTCCAGCTCTGGAGCCTCAGTGAGATCCAGAAGGAATCTTGCCACAATCTTCATGGCCAGCTTCTTCATGGCAGAATAAAGAGCAGCCTCATCCTCACCTCTGCCGAGCTGTCCCATCACCCAGAGGGACTGAGTGTAAGTGTCCACCGGTCCTTCCACATTCTGGACGGATCCGGAGGAGCCGGTCTCCAGGATGACACATGGGAAGGTGATGGACCTCATATTCTGAAGGATGTCTATGACTCCATCATAGCCATTGCCCTGCAGGATCTGGCTGTCGAGCGAGACAAACTCCTTCAGAGGAGAGAGTGTCGGTTTAAGATATTCAATGCTTAGCATTTCTCTCGTAGATCTTATTCAGAGTGAAAAGCACGGAGTGTACATCGGACTGCAGGATCTTGTCATTGTCCTGAGGCTTGTCATTATTCATGGCAGAGAGCAGCTCCTGCAGCAGCTCTGCCGGAGTCGAATCGGTGACGGATCCTCCTTCCTGGAGGACATAAGGATACTTGGCCAGCATGTATTTCTTCACTCCGGCCCACCAGATGACAAGGCCTTTCCTCTGCCAGTCCATGAGCTTCCTCACCCGGCCATTGGTGAGACTCTTAGCAGCCTCCTTCAGCCAAGCCTCATTGCTGGTGTCGGCCTGGTACCGGAGCATATAGGCATCGGCATTGTAATACTGCATAAAGCTCACACCATACAGCTTCCTGTCGATCCTGGGGAGAGGACACGGAGCCAGGCCAATATCATCGAGGATATAGGAAAGCTGTGAGCAAGCAGACTGTATCACCTTCGGAGAGATGACATAGCTCTTGCCGTTGATCAGAAAGACCACATTGTCCTTGATTGCTTTCGGATCATACTTGATCGGATTGTCAGGACGGATGTGAGCCAAGGCGCACAGGCACAGGAAAAGAGTCTCTTTCCGGCCATGAGGCTTAGCCAGAATGGTGCACACATTGCGGAAGTCCTCCTGGCTCATGGTCTCCCAGGAGACAGGATAGGCAATGTCAATCTTCTCACCCCTCTGGAGATGGAAGAACTGCTTCAGGAATGTCAGGATTTTTTTCATATCAAAACATCGAAAAGATTGGTGTATCAGAATGGGAGATGTCCACAGCTTTGGACTCATCGGAAGCGGACCAGGCCGGGAAGTCATCAGAATTCGCCCTCATGATGGCCACAGCCTTCAGAGTCTGGTCCAGACCGAGTGCCCGGTCTCCCATAGCAAAGGCAGCGATGGCAATCTTGATGAGCTTAATCACCTTCACTTCGATAGGAAGGAAGTGCTCCTTGTCTCTGACCTTCTCGATGATTTCCTCAGCATAATCCTTGGAGATATAGCTGGCTGCATCGGTCATCAAGGCTACATTCAGAGCTGAATTCAGATCCAGGAATTCACTCCAGCTCTTCGGATATGCCTGAGCTGTGATGTTGTTCAGCACGGCCACATCCTTGAATTCACCATAAGTGAGAATGAGACCATCCGACAGCCTGGCAAATTCCTCGGTACCTCTCCAGGAGTCATAGGCAGATGTCCGGAGCAGGTAGAGCACCAGCTTATCCTTGCTCTCATCCAGCTTGAGCTGAAGATTGGCAGACAAAGCAGCAACCCTTTCCCTGGAGGCCATAGTCATCTGCTCATTGTTCACTACAGCAAAGCCGGCATCAGTGAGCACCAGATCCATGTCTGGAATGCTCCGAAGGAAGGCCTGCTGTGATATCACCCTCTGGCAGAGCCGGAGGAGCTTGGAGTGCTCGGCAGCTCTCCCTTCCAGGATGGATTCTATATCGGAGCCGATGATGTCAGTCACCAGGCTCTCCTGAGCGACTTCGAGCGCATCATTGAAGATTGTCGGCTCTCCTTTCATCTCCACTGCAGGGAGGAAAGGCTTCATTTCAGCATATCCGGATACTAGCATGGCTTATACTTCTGTGTTGGTGGATTCCTGTTTCCCGGACTTATTCTGGTCCAAAGTTGTGAAGATGTACTCAGGGATGTTGATGTAGATGTCCTTCTCCCATTTGTTGAATTGCTTGATGAAGCGAAGAGGCCTCAGCACTCGGTCCACAATAGGCTTCATGCAGGCCTGTTTCATCATATAGAGCTCCCTGGCCTGAGTGCCACCGAGAGTGGAGCTGCTCTTTCCAGGAGTCGCACCAATGAGCGAAGAGTGCACACCCATTGCATAGCAGATGATATTCGCAGTGCTCTCGGTGTCATCGATATACTCACCACCGGTGATCTTATTCTCAATCGGCACTATCTCGATCCACTTGGTCTCTTGAGTGCCCTGAGCAGTAGGCACTCTCTGCTTCATGGCCATGATTGCCTTGTTGGCATTCTTCTCACCGGCCAGGAAGTCATTGAAGGCCTGCTTCTCCTGGTCAATCCTCTCCTGATATGCCTTCAAGTCGGTCTTGGAGATGCCTTCCATCTTGCAGATGTTGTCGAAGTACTCCTGGGCCACATAGATGATGAACTTGACACCGAGCTGATTCTTGAGGATAGCCTTCTTGAGCTCCGGCACAAGCACAGAGTGGTCATACCATCCGGAGCGGAAGATCGAGTACCATTCCGGCTCGGAGTAGTACGGATGGCCCGGAGAAGGCATATAGACCGGATAAATATACCTCCTGGTCTTTCCCTCTGCAGCAAAGATCTTCAGATCGGTCATTGTGTCAAATTCATCCAGCACCCTGGTAGCTGTGATGTCCTTGGCCGTCACCTGATTCTTGGACCAGTCGGCATAGTAGTGCCAATTGATGTCACCTTTCCGGTCTGCCTGAGCCCACCTTGAAAAGACAGCTTCCTTGTGCCGGATGGACTGGATGCTCTGGAAGTCCTTGCTCAGAAGGATCTCCGGAAAAGCATTGTAGAAGTAGGCCACATCGGTGAGCTGCTGCTGCACGAATAGAGGGATGTCATTGGCTTCAAACCAATCGAAGATAGGACCATCTTCCACAGGTGCCCAATCGAGCACACGGCCATACTCATCCCTCTTCACGGCCCGGACCAACTTCGGTCCAAGGCCGAAAGATACATCCCGGTTGAATCGGAGATTCGCACCTACCACATCACTCTTCTCCACCTTCTTCAGAAGATGCTCAGGAAGGTGATTGTCAGGTCCCCAGGGAGCAATCTTGTAGCTTCCGATGCTCACCGGCTGCAGGTCATGGTCCCTCTTGAATTCATCGGAGGAATCATTGGTCACAAGCAAGGCCTGAATCTCCGGGAAGAACTGGACTCCCTCGATGATCTGCAGGCCAGCATTGATTTTTTCAGTACTCATAGTATTACTTCTTCACCATTAAATTCGATGATAGTATTCCGATTCACCGTCCTCACCTGGCCACTGACCGGAATGAGGATATTCAGTGTCTCTCCGGATCCATGAAACGAAGTGCACCGGCAGTGAGGCACACGGACAATGGATCCATCTTCTGCCACCCAGGAGATGGAGAAGTCCTGCATCTGCTGGACCAGCACATGAATTCTTGAGGCATGAATCATAGTGGAGCAAAGTTACACATGGAGCCTCCGGCAAGATAGGACACCGATTTCTCCGGCAAAAAGAAAGTTTTTGCATCTCAATCGGCTCACTTTCAAGCTAGAGATGGTGCCGGAATGAGCGAAGGTGAGAGGCATCGGCACGGCTGCTCCCAAGCCTTGTCCTCTGGCCGGCTCGGAAATTGCCGGTCGATTTGCGTTATATGCCGACACTTTCTGGCTAGACCGATGATCCGATTCCGAATCCTCCTGTCGAGTATGGATAAAGTGTGTTGCCGATGTAGAGAGTGTCGAAGGCATCAGTGCCATCGGTACGGTGCTCCAGGAGATCCTCCTCAGTCTCGGCCAGCTTCTCACCTCCTTTGGCTTTGTGCCAGCCGACACCAGGAGTGATGCTCACCTCGGCCATGCTGATAGCAATGAGCAGTGCTTCATTGTTCTCCTTGTTGAATACCGGGATGAGGCCCTTGGCTCCTGTGAATCCCTGATCAATGAGTGTGTACTTCTCGGTGTGCTTCATAGGCTTGCCGATGAAGCTCTCTTCCACCTGCCAGCCATGCTTGTTGAATTGCTCGATGATTACTGAGTGGAAGTCCTGATCACTCACGGCATAATTGGAGCCGAGAGCAGTGCTGTCATAGTAGAATACCACTTCCTTGGTAAGATGTGCACGGTAGTAGTGGCAGAAGTCATCCACCAGCTCCCTGAGCTTCCTCTCATACTTCACAAAGAAGCTCTTGATGACCTTCAGCCGGATACCGTCCCTTTGGCCGGCTACCAGCCAATTGATATTGGCATTGAAGTCAAAGGCAATGGATATCGGTGCCGTCAGATCCACATCACCATCCAGGAGACATCCATAGTCGGTCTTGGACTGGTGGCCAAGACCTTCATCCATGAGTGGTGTATTATTGTTGTCGATGTATGTGTGGAGACTCTCTCGGAAGTTCGGATAGAATCCATCCTTCAGCCTTTCGATGCGTTTTGACAGGATGCTGGTCTGGAATACCAGAGGAGGCAAGTCTCTCTTCATCTGCCGGATGTACTCCAGGCCGATGACATCTACATTCTCGAAGGAGCTCCATTCCCTGTACAAGACAGCTATCCTCCTGAGCTGTGATAGAAGCGAGTCGAGCCGGCTGAGCTCATCCCTCTTCTCCTGGCTATCCTTCCAGGTATGCACCACCTGCCATCTCTGATAGAGCAGGCCCTTGATCATGTCGATGACTTCCGGAGTCGCTTTCTCCCTGTAATTGAGCAGCCACCGGCCACTCTTGAGCACCGGCATGTCCGAAACAAACAGGATGGAATGGTGCCAGGGACAATCGGAGAAATACCGTTTGGTGCCACCATTGGCCGGGAAGGTCTCATCCTTGAGCTTGTCGAAGGAGAGGCCCTTGGCTTCATCACCGATCACCCAGTCGAAGGTCATGGAGTTGGATGACATCCTCACATCCTGAGAGACAATCACCATCTGGGCCCCATTGTAGAAGGAGACCACATCATCGAAGGTCTGAAGAGGGATGATCGGCTTGGCATATCCCAGCTTCTGGGGAGGCCTCTTTCCGACCACATAGTGGATGCCCTCTATCCATCCGAATTCGGAGAGTCCGGAGAGAGCTGCAGGCAATGTCCTCAGATGAGCCTGCTTGTAGGATGATGCTACAAAGCATCCGGTGGATCCAGGCATGAATTCCACATTCCGCTTGATCCGGAGGGATACGATACCGAAGGACTTGCCGAATCTTCGGCCACAGATGTCAATCTCTGTGTGTGCCGAGATGGCAAGTGCCTCCTGTTGTGCTCGGTTGAGATATTTAGGACTGGTCTCCATCCTGGATGTCTATCTTCTCTGGACCATCGATATCTGCTGTGTACTGCTTCAGCAGCTTGGCAGCCTTCTGATGGATATTCGGCACCGGCTCGATACCTATCACAGACGGATCCACAGACAGCGAGATGTCCTTGGGGATGATATCATCCCAGGGAAAGTCCTCTCCATCAGAATCTTCAAGACGGTTATTCTTGACAATGCCCTCGGCAATCTTGGTGAGAGCCTTGGCTTTTTTATCATCACCGGCAAGAGCTGCTGCAGTAGCCATGTCGAAGAGATGATTGGCTTTGTGCCTCATCTGCTCTTTATTGGCGAGAGGCACCCGGCCATAGAGCATCTTGATGATGGCAATGTCTTGGTAAGCGATCCGGCTGGTCACATTATGCCTGGCCATGATATAGTCCCTGATCCTGTTGTCCGGAAGCATGGGATTGCTCAGCCAATGAGTGTAGGCATCATTGAGCCGGTCAAATCTCTGCTGCTGCTGCACTGTGAGCTGGATGGAGTCATCCTCCATCTTGGCGAAAATAAGATCCAGCAATTCTGGATTGGGTGAGAGTTTCCTCATGGCATCAATTCATCTTCCCTTTGATGTATCTCATATTTGTCCAGCAGCTCGATGGCCCACTCAGCACCCTTGTTTGCTGCCTTCAGGATAGTTTCCCTCCTCTGGACCATGCTCTTCAGTTTCCCTGCATTATAAGCTATGGCAATGTCGCTCTGAGGAGTCTGCAAGGCAAGCCGGAGCTGGCCGACATCGACCATCAGCATGGTGGCAATCTCGGAGAGGGAGAATTTCAATTCGGCCCAGTGCTCGATATTCTTGAGATCCTCCTGTGTGAGTATGGTGATTTCTCTCAGCATGGCAATACAAAAGTAGCCAGATTGAATCTGGCTACTTAGGACAATGGCAATCGGCTCAGAATTAAGCGATCAGAGCAAACAGGCCAGGGATGAGGCCTCCGGCTACAGTGGCAAGCAGGTCAATCCAGTCGAAATTGCCATCCTGCCACTTGTCGATGAATTCCTTGATGAAGGCCACGCAGAGCACCGGCCACCAGCACCAGAATCCCATCTTCAGCACGATGCAGCAGAAGGCTCCGATGATGAGGCCACAGATGAAGTGATACAGACGGTCTCTCCGGATCTTTGCCAGGAGGCCGACAAACCAATTCCAGATCTTTTTCATGATAGTCCTTTGGTTTTAAGGTTTGCGAGTGTTTCAGGATTGATGGTACAGCCATGATCGAGGAGAGCCTTGACTCTTGCCTTGCAGGTGGCCACCTGCAGTGAGGAATTCTGCTCCCTCTTCAGAGCTTTGGAGATATAGGCACGGCAGGTGCTCTCATTGAAGCCATCCTTGGCCTGCTCTTCGGCCTGCCTTTCCAGGAAGCCATCGATCTGAGCATATTTCCCTCGGATCCGGCCATCCGTTTCAAGCACCAGTGCCCTGTAGTGCGCCCGGTCTTTGTTGGACTGAGCCATTTTCATTTTCTCATGGAGTCCTCTCCGGAGCTTGTAGTCCTCGGATATGGTGTCATAGAGCTGCTGCAGCTCAGGAGGGAGATCCGCTCTCCTGGTCCTCCTTTCATCATAGGTCCTCCAGATGACCTGCTGCTGGACCGAGACCGGCTGCTGCTCCTGCTTCTCCTCCCTGGCAGGCTCGGCCTTCGGAGCCGGCTTGACAGCATACCTGGCCAGACTGGTGGACTCATTTGGCTGGACACTAGGAGCTACCTTCGAGAGCTTTTCCAGCTCATAGAGGAGCTTTGGCATGTCATGTCTCCTGGAAATCCAGCTCTTCAAAGGCTCACTCCGGCTGTATCTGCAAAAAAGAGCAAAGCCCTGATCGAAATCATGCTCTGCTCTTTCCAGATACGATAGAATCTCTCTATTCACTAGCTGCCGGAAGGAGTGAAGGCTCCGGTGGCACAGTTGAGAGTGCCATCCGAAAGCAGCAGTGTCCCCTCATAGATCGGCAGAGGAGTCACATCCGGACACTCCACATCGAAGGTGACACCCTTGGCAGATCCGGCTGCATCACCGGAATCTCCGGAAGGAGAGAGGACTGCACGGTAGTCAGGAGAGCCGATGACATGGAAGCGACCGGCAGCTTTCACGATGAAAACGAAGTCCCCATTGGCTGCAGCCTTGCTGAAGGCAAGAGCTTCGGCAGTCAGATCAGGGAAGGAGAGAGAGGCATGGTTGGTGTACATCTTACAGTCTACCTCACCGGTGACCTCAAAGGTGATCTTGCCCTTGCCCTGGGTGGAATAGAGCTTGTCCCAGTGAGCACCGGTAGCCAGGGAGAAATTCCCATCATAGGTGGCCAGCGAAGAGGCTGCACCCTCTTCAGCCGAAGGATCATTCACGATGGTCGGCCAGGAGAGAATGGCACTCTTTGCGATGCGATAGATGGTAGCACCAATCCCACTGGGATTGATGCCACCGATATTGAAGTCCAGATTTCCGAGATTCATAACAGGTATGATTTAGGAATTTCCAGAGATGAGCTTAGGCCGTAGCCTTGGCCTGGGAGACCGTCACATCGAGATAGCCGGAGCCATCCTGAGCGGAGACACGCACAGTGGCAGTGCGAGGATCCTCGCCAGCATCAGTCTTGGCATAGGCAGTGCGAGTGAAGGTCACCTTGTTTCCATTCACGGCCACAGTGAGCCAGTCAGCACCCTCGGTGATCACTTCGGCATCGACCTCGGAGCCGGTCACTGTCGCATAGGTGCGATTGCTGTTGCCGGATGTGGCAGGCACCTCAATGGTAGCAGCACCCTTGACTGCACCAGGGACCTCAGGAGTAGGAGAAGGAGCAGCAGTGTGGCGAGCGACCAGGAGGAATTCCGGGAGGATGCTCTCAAACTGGACACCCCAGTACATGCACATGAAGAACTGCAGAGCCTTCGGATTGTCACACTCACGGATCTTGGCCTGCTCGGCATCGGAGAGCTGGTCCATACCGACAAGCATATTGGCCTGGGTGGAGATGTAGATGTACTCGGAATTCTTCAGGCCGACAAGAGGCACAAGCTCGACATTGCGGTCACAGTGCAGACGGCTCTGAGCATAGGTCTGATTGTACACCACGGATCCGAGAGTCGAGAGGCACCATACCTCATAGGCATCCAGCACGGACTTCGGCAGGAACATCTTCAGATTCTCCTGGTCACGGAGTTCATCGGAAGCTGCAGAGTAGATGGCTTTCAGCACATCACCGGCATTGGCATCCGTGATGGTGTCATAGATATACAGGTTGCCATTGGCCACAGCGATGGTGCCCTCATTGATTTCCTTGGCAGCAATGGTGTCGAAACCGTTGAAGAGATCAAGAGTGGTATTGCCATCCTTGTTCCGGACTGCCTTGAAGAGAGCCTTTCCGAGCTTGGCGGAGACCTTCTTGGCGAGAGTGAGAGCCATGTCCTTCACGATGTCGGCTTCCTTCCTGTCGGTCAGGGAGCTGAAGCTCTCTCCGTACACAGTCGAGAAGAGACGGTAAGGATCAAATTCTTCAACGATGTCACCCAGATAGGTGGTGAGAGTACGACCAAAGAACTTGCCCTTGTCAGTGGCATCTTTGGAAGAGCGGTAAGGACGGAGCTCGGCATCATTGTCATAGCCTCCGACAGTCTCATCTCCACGAACACCCTTGCGGATGGTCATGTGCTTGAGAGTTTTCTCCAATGCCACTACCGGCATTGCGAGGATCTCCCTGCGATACTTCGCACCGGAGTTCACAAGAATTGCATCAAGTTGCATAGTACGAAAATGGATTAGGATTATTTACCACGATTCAGGAATTCCCGGCAGGCCTGCTGAGCCTCGGTGAAATTCTTTGCAGGAGCAGCTCCATCGACCTGGAAGGAAGGATCTGCATCGGTCTTGACCACTGCATGCCCTTCGCCATCATTGCGCTCGATAGCTGCAGAGAGAGCTGCTTCGAGCTCAGAGATCCTGGAATCCCTCTGCTCGATGATGTCATTGCGCTCCTGGATCTGCTCCTGGAGGCCGGTGACTTCGGCAGCATGCTCAGTGCGAAGATTCTCAATCTGGCTCTGGAGATCAGCCTCCTCGGCCCTGGGGGAATTCAGTGCCTGCTCGATTGCTTCAAGCTGGCACTCCTGGAGGACGGTGGATCCGTCCTGGTCATACACCTGCTCGGAGAGCTCCGGTATGGCCTCAAGTCTTGGATATTTTGCCATCTGAGATGAATTTTGATTTTCCTGCTGCTCAGCGAGATCGATTACTGCCTGGATGGCATCATCGAAAGTGCCGATACGGTCAATGAGAGTGCCGACCACATCCTTGGCAAAGTATGTCTTGCCGGTGAGCTGGTCATCAGTGGCAGCAGGCCGGTTTGCCTTCATGTCATTGATGAAGATCTCACAGAGCGGATTGAGCACCTCTTCCTTGATGATCTGAGTATTCCCCTCCAGAGCAGCCTCATAGTCGGCATTCTTCTCGGAGGACTGGTCAGCATAGATTCTCACCTGGACATAGCCATCAGAGTCTCTCCGGACCTTCGGCCAGCCGGAGACAGTGATCATGGTGCCGATGCAGCCTACCTGGTCGGTCGGCTGGTGAGCTATGATCTGCTGAGTGTAGGAGATGGCATAGATGCAGGCAGAAGCTGCCATGCCATCCACGAAGGAGACAATCGGCTTGGAGAGCTGCTTGATTGCATCGGCCAGCTCCGGCACAGCATCGGCAGATCCACCACCGGAATCGGCCACGATGATATGGCCAATCACCTCAGGATCCTTGTCGGCCTGCAGAAGCTCTTGAGCAATCTCCCTGGTACCGTAGGAAGCGCAAGTGCCGTACTTGGTCATGGTGCCATCCAGATAGGTGACATAGACCGACTTGTCGGTATAAGGATTGACCTGCTTCTTGTCTCCGGTCCAGTAATCAGCACAGCTCACCTTCCGAGGCTCCTGCTTCTCGGAGCCATCAAACTCGATGAGATTCCCGGCCAATACACCCTGCACAATAGGCAGCATGGCTGCTGCCTGCTGGGGATGTATCATCCAGGGACCTCTCAGATTTTGAGCGAAGAGTGAGAGATTCATATTGCTGGAATTTAGTGGATGCAAATTTATGCCCGGCTCTGAAATGATTCTCGGACCACTTAGGAGGCCGAATTCACCAGGAGGCCATGCAGGCTCTCATTGTCGATGTTGATATTGAATTCAGAGCTGGAGAGTCCTGACACACCATCCGAATAGGTGAATTTCGGCACATATTCTCTGGATCCTATGATGTACACCAGGCCGGAGATCAGTGTCAGCTTCCAAACACACTTCCTTCCGACCAGGGACTGGAGCAGGCTCTTGTGAGAGTCCTTCCCCTTCCTGATGGAAGCTGAGAAGCTGACCTGGGAGTGCTTCCCATTATCATCATCAATCCACTGCTCTTCCAGGTTTCCGGTCTCCGGAGTGAATGGAAGCTCTGAAAAACCGAATCCACTCTTGATGAAGTCGGAGATATCCAGCCGGCTCCCTGGAGGAAGCATGCTGTAGTCATGGAGCGATGTCGAGTCAATGTACTCGATTTTGCGGATTCCAAGGTGCATAATTACTTCAATTTTTTGAGACGGTAAAGCCTCCTAATTTTGTTATTTACAGTCATTTCTATGCCGAAAAATTAGAGACCTGAAAGCCGTCAGAAAAAGATAGGAATCTGGTGCTTCTCCGGATTATTCTGCCGGTACCGGTACCAGTCTTTCATCAGTCTTGACAGCATCTTCTGGTCAATAAACTCTTCGAGATTGTAATCCAGGAGGAATTGTGTGATCCCTTCCAGGATGGTCATCTCAGGATTGTTGCCGACAGAGCCGACCATGTAGATGTGGAAAGCAGCCTTGAAGGATTTCTCCAGATACCTCCGGATCCGGTAGCACCCCTGCTCGGAGATGTAGCATCGGTACAAGGTATTCACACGGTACACCAGATCCCTCTCCACATCATAGGCCTTGGTGCTGGATGAGTCACGGAGCAGCACAAAGCTGATGTACTCGGACCTGTCCTCAAGGGAGTGATAGTCGGTAGGCAGGAGCTCCAGGCTCTGCTTGATGATGCCCCAGAGATTGCTGGTCTTGTCCAGTCGGATGATGTCCGATTCATAGGTAGCCACCACCCATTTCCGAAGGAAGGATCCCACCTTCACATCCACAGTGTTGTATGCTTTCTTCATACTCTGCAAAATTAAGTTGATATCTATTTTGAATCTTTGACATATACAGGAATCCCCATCTCCAGCCGGCACTTGTAGGCCTCGATGGTGGTCTCCCTAACATAGTCGGTATAATAGAGGCCCTTGTCAGGTCCGAGCATGCACACAGACAAGACCGGCCTACCATACCACAGCTCTCGGAGGCTCCTGGCCGGTCGCATTCCTTCCGGCACCTTGTCATACACCCAGATGGGATGTGATTTTCCATTCCACCATACTCCGAATTCGAGTTTATAAGGAAATTTTTTGCCTTCTTCCATAGTCGCTACTGTTTCACTATACTTTTTTCCTCAAAACATCTGACACTTCTGACACCGCAGAGGACAAAACTTTGATACTCAGTGTGTTGCTCGGTGTCAGATGATGATTTTGCAATCTGACACCTTCTGACACCAAAACCACTTAACTCATTGAATATCAATGGTGTCAGAAGATTCTGGAAAATGGACAAATATAGAGGCCTCGGTGTCAGCCAAAACCAAATGACACCAATCTGACACCGCAATCTGACACCGCTTAACTCTTTTTCTATCAATTTATTAACTCTCTCCGGTGTCAGAAGGTCAGTAAAAAACAAGAAAAATATACATAGAGCAAAACCACCGACACCAGAGACCAAAGAAAAGAGCCATTGCAGAGCAGGCTCTTTCCTACAGATTTCTGACACTTTCGGACTAGAATAATGGCATGTCATCATCTTGGCTTCCCTCTCCTCCCAGGGATGGTACCGGAATAGGATCTGACTCTCCGGTGGTGTCGATATAGAAGTAGTAGATGTCCTTCCCATCTACCTTCCGATGGATGTCATTCCTCTCGATATCGGAAGGTGTGGTCTTTAGGTGCATCGGATTGAATTTCCAATCTCGGTAGGTGCAGTACTGGATCAGCTTCTGCTTGAAGGTTTTCATCTTGATCATGGCAGCGAATTTCGGATTCAAGGTGGCCTTGTAATCCTCGAAGGTCTGCTGCTTGTCCACAAGAGTATTGAGCTTGTCCTCGGTGAAGTACTCCTCGGCCCAGAATAGGAATTCATCGGAGAGAGCTCGCTGGAGAGTTCTCTTCTCGATGGCCTTCATCGGAGGCTGGATCCTGGTGTGGATCTTCTGCCACACGGCAAGACAGTTCATCATGAAATTGTAGAATTCATTCATCTCATCAGGACTGTAGTCGGAGATGAGATTCTTGCCGAATTCTGTGTAAGGACTCCTTTCCTTCAGACCTCGCTGCATGTCATCGGCATGGTAGTAGTCGCTGAAGGCTGTGTACCATGTCCTCCTCCGGAGGGAGGCATCGAATCCCTTGATGGCATGATTTGATGTGAAGATCACCTTCGGAGAATCCTTGAAGTCGATGGTGAAAGCTGCCACATACTTCGGATTCACCACCATCTTGCCGGTGATCATCGGCATGAACTTGTGCAGGTCCACCTGGGAATTCAAGTCATCGATGAAGATGCAGTCTGTGATTCCCCTCTCGACACCCTGCAGCATGAAGTCTCCCTTCTTCGGATCCAGATTCTGGCCATCGATGAAGAGCTGCTTCCTGAGGCTCTCCAGGCTGGAGGCGAAGAGGGACTTGCCGGTACCGCCCAGGTGAGTCCCCTCATCCGACTGCTCGGTCTCGATGCAGTACACAGCATAAGGCTGGCCGGCAGCTTTGTGCTTGGCCAGCATGTAGCCGAGAGCCATGACTTTATTGATGAAGTTCAGCTCATGCTCGGCTCTCTCCTCTTCGGACAAAGGGATGCCGAGCTCCTCCTTCCTCCAGTATGTCCGGCCAGTGTTCATGATGTACTGCATGAAAGAGAAGCCGGTCCGGTGGATGGTCAGCCGGTACCTCCTTGAATCCCCTAAAGTGTCAATTTCCTTCTTCAAGTAAGAAAATTCGGGGGAATTGGGGGACGCAGCATTGAGCTGGCTGAGCAGTTGCTGATATTCTTCAGAATAGTCGATATCGAAAAAAGGCATCTTGCCGGGAGTTTTCTCCATCGGCACGAAGTCGAAAGGAAGGATCTTGTCGGCATAGACCATGCAAGGACAGTCTGCAGGCTTGACATTGGTGATACCGTCCTTGGTGACCTTGAAGATGCCATTCCTGAAAAAGAAATGGTCATCGGTATCATTCCAGCTCTTGAAATTCGGCTCAATGATGGCCAGCTTCTCCAGGGATGCCAGCCGGATCTGATTCGACCGGTGAATGGTGTTGGCCAATTGCTGATTGTAGTATTTCGGATGAGTCTTGATGTATTCCAGGAGATATCCTGAGCAGTGAGTGGAAATGGCATCCTCATCGATGAGAGTGACCACATTGTCCCGGATATGGCAGAAGGTGTACCCTTTCTTCTCGGAGTCGGATGCAATCCTGTAGTAGCCGGATGCCCGGAGGAAGGCATAGAGCTGCTCATTGTTCACATCATAGGTCCTTCCGGCCTTGGTGTACTTCTCCTCCCAGAAGCGGAGAGATCCGGAGAGCTTCACCAGGTCATCAAAGAGCCTCCGAGGATTCTGATTCTCCGGCCTCCTGAATCTCATGAAGAAGTCCTTGGCATCCTTGCACGGCTTCCCCTTTCTATCCTTGAATCTGGCAAGCTCTGAAGGGAGCAGGATGATCCGGATATCAAGATACCGGAGAGCAATCCTGTACATATTGGCGATGCCGGTTTCATCGATGTCATAGAGGATGAAGATATTCTTGGCCAGCCTCTGCAGTACCGAGAATTCGTACTCGGTCAGGTCGGCAGTTTCAGAATTGAGCCAGCAGATATGATAGTCATTCCTCTCGGTCGAAGCATTCCGGACATTGAGAGCATCCGAAGGTCCGGAGCAGATGATGAGATTGTCCCACTTGGTGTCTTTTGTCTGGACCTCGCCCTCATCATCCACCTCGGTGGTGGTCATCTTGTAGTCCGGATTGGCCTTGGCCTTCTGGAATTGATCGATGAATTCCAGGTCTCCGAAAATGAAATTCTCCGGCTTGTCACCGTAGTACATGAAGCGGAGATCACCCAGAGGCTGGTAGATCTTTCCCCAGGCATGGCCATCCTCCGGCTTGCCGGCCTTCCCATAGTCATAGAAGTACATCGGATAATTCTCGTTTGCCGAGATCCTGAAGCTCTTCCCGGACTTATTCCGGGGAGTGATATAGGCATCAAGAGGCTTGAGGCCGAATTCCTCACACCGGCTCTGGGTGATCTGATAGCCGAGCATGTCCAGCTCGGCCTGGGTGAACTGGCCATCCGGACGGAGCACCAAGCTGTAGTGATCCTGAGCAGGGACCTCCTGCAGAGTCGGCTTCGGCTTCACCGGCATGTAGCTCTGGCCCTCCAGGAGCTGGGGAGCATAGTGCTCGGCAATGAACTGGATAGCCTGGCCGAAGTCAAGGCCCTGCTCCCTCATCACAAGCTGGATGGCAGTCATGGCTCGATTGTCGGAGCCACCCTTGTCCTGTATAAACCAGACACCATCCTTGAGCCACACGGCACAGGAGGGATTCTTGTCATCCGGTCGGATCTTGAAATTCTTCCGGCCATTGGAGGCAAAACAGGCCTCCGATTGTGGATATATGTCGATGATAACTGACCGGCCTCCTTCGGTGGCCTGCCAGATATCTTCCTTTGTTATCTTGTAATTGTCCATAGCTACTGGTCGCTAACATGTCGGAGTACATGGATCAGCCTCTCGGCTGACTCCTTCTGCTGGAATGTGTATTCATTGCCCTGGATCAAGTCAATGGTGGCCTGCAGGCCTTCAAGGTGGCCGGCAAGCGCATCCAGCAAAGTCTCCCTATCTATGGCCGACATCTCCATCAGGGATATCCTGCCAGCCTTGTCCACATCGGCATACATCATCTCAGAACATTCTTAATCCTTTTCCCATCATCGAAAAATATGAGCAGCCTCTCAGGCTGTTTCTCCGGCTCCTTGAGTCGGAGAAGAGTTTTCCGGAGCGCAGCCTGCTGGACCGCACTCCGGAAAAGGAAATTCTGCATCATCGGATGTACCTCTCGATGACATTGCTGCCTTCCATCGGCAGGTAGTACATGGCCAGGAGATCCTTGAAGTTTTGCACCAGATACAGGCAGGTCTCACGGTCCTTGCAAGCAAGGCGAGAGCCGATGTACGCAGACGAGGCCGACCAGGCGCAAGACGAGGACGCAGAGGCGAGACCGCAGCTTCCATCCGGTCTTTTGAATCGGATCAGATCCTCCCTGCCAGGAGTCTCCCGGAGCACCTCTGCCATCTCGATATTGTCATACACATAAATCCAAGGATAGTAGCACCAAGTCTCCCCATCGAGAGGATTCTCCCAGCCATCATTCAGAGCTTTGATGATAACCTCCATAGCAGCCAAGGCCCGGAGATGCTCCGGAAGAGGATCTATGATGGCCATAAAGGCATTGAAGTCGATGCCGGCTTTCTCACAGGCATCATTGATGGTCTTGATAGACCGGAAATCAAATTTTTCTTTCATAACAAATAAAGTGTTTCGGTGTGTTTTCTAAACCAAAATTGATAGGCCTTTTGAACAGCCTGGACCGGAGACCGAGCAGCCACATAAAGCTCATGAGGGAATCCGGAATCCGGCAGCAGGCTCACAAGCCAGAAGTCCTCTCCGGAGGACTCCACCTCCGCTCGGCCATTGTCAGTGATGTAGGTAACCATCCAGAATCTCCTGCAGTCGGTTAATCTCATCCACTCTCTCAAAGTAGTTGCCCACCGTCCAGTCCTCTTTAAGCTCTCTGAGCTTCTGTCGGACGGTCTCGATGACCAGAAGCTGGCCTCCTGTTGTCAAGCAGTTCACGGAATTCCTCCTTTACAGTCACATCCGGTGACTCGGATACGATACAGATGATGTCATTGGCAATCATCTGAGGAGATCCACCGAGCTCCTTTCCGAGCCGGATGATCTCCTTCAGATGCCACACATACTCTCTCATTTTCCTGGTATTCATAGCTCAGATCTTGATGACATTGATACCAAGCTCGCTCATGCTCAGGGAGAAGCCGGCTCCGGTCAGCTCGGAAATCACCTTCGGAGTGCACTTCTGGATGTGGATGGACCACTCGGTGGAGCCGAGAGGCCCCACGAAATCATTCACCGGCTGATTGATGGCCAGGTGAGTGTCCGGATGCTTCATGATAATCTGGATTGCAGCGAAAAAATCATCTTTCTTCATGGCTCTGTCTGTATTTTGGGATTGTTGTTAGTCAAGAGGGACCGGAAGGTGGCCAAGCGGTCCCTGGAATGATCGAGTATGGTCTTTGCCACCTTCTTGCTCGATATCCATAATCTGTGAATGATGCCTCTGATCCAGGCCTTCTGCACGGCTGTCAGATACTCCGAGAGATACTCCCAGGAGAAGAGGAAGCCGATGGCCAGAGTGCCAAGATGCCAGTAGGCGAATTTTGCGGAGCCGGCCAGTGCCTGGACTCCATTGACAGCCAGTGAGACTGCCACCAGGCCGGTGAATCCTACCCAGATCCATCCGGTCATTTTGTCGGGATTGTGTTCCATACTCGATCATTTTTTTTGAATGTGTTAAAGCTGTCTTGTGATGATTACAGAGGATTTGTCAGCATTGAGGCTGCTGGTGAGCTGCAGGCCTTCTCTTCTCATCTGATAGAGAGTGGACTGCAGAGACTGGTACTTGATGTCCTTCAGGGAGATTCTCAGGCTGGCTCCGACCTTCATGCCGGAGATCCTGGATCTGACCGATTTCTTTTTTGTTGCCATCTTTTGTTGTATATTTGACTAAATAAATAACTAAATAACGATGCAAATTTAACCTATTTAGGTTTAATTCGCAAATTTTTCGGTTTAATTTGGTTAAATAATTTTGTTATGATTGATTTTCAGACATTTATCGATGTGAACGGCCTGAAGAAGAAGGACATTGCATCCTTTCTCGGTGTTTCAAATGCTTTTATCACGCAGCTTTGTGATGGGAGGAAGCCTCTTCCTCCGGCTAAACTGGCTTTAATTAAAGCCAATGAGCAAGGCTGGGATGTGTCCATGCTCCAGGAGGATCCACCGGCAGGAAACATCAATAGTGTGGTGAATTCAAAGAATTTCTCCTATGAGGCCGGCACGGTCAATTCAGAGCTCATCGGCATCATCAAGGAGCAGCAGTCGCAGATGAAGGAAAGCCAGCGACAGATGGGAATACTCATCGACACCATCCACCAGCTATCAACAAAATAGCTTGCCATCAGCCAGCTACACCTATTGTAAACGAGACAGAAATGAGACAGAAGATACCAAAATGTGAAGAAGCCACATCTGATAGTCAATCACTTACAAGAGCGAATCCGGGAGTGTCGAAACCCACTCCCGCTACAAAAATCGGCTCAAGCCTAACAAAGTCAAGGACTTACAAGGCCGAAGCTGCTAGGAGCCGAGACAACATCGAGACAAGTTTCTTTCAGGTATCAGAAGTGCCTGAAAGAAAAAAAATGCAAAATTCCCAGAGAAATCCCCTGCCTGCATCGGTTAGATCGTACACCATGCCACAGCTCTCATGTGCCAAGTGCTACTGGTACATCTCCTTCAATGCCTTTGATCCCACCATCGGAAAGCTCCGGAGGAAGAGGATCCGGATATCACCCAAGATTGCCAAAGTCTCCGACCGGAGGAAGTATGCCAATGACCTGCTGGAGCGAATCACACTGGAGCTGCAGCAAGGCTGGAATCCCTGGGTGAACTATGCTGCTCCAGAGCAGTATTCCACCTGGCAGGATGTGTGTGACAAATATCGAGCATACCTGGCCAAGTGCAAGGCCGAGGCCATCCTCCGGCCCAAGACCTGGAAGGGATACACCTCCTACCTGGACAATTTCAATCAGTGGAATGAGCAGCAGCCGGCACCGATCCACTACATCTACCAATTCGACTGCAGGATCCTTGGCCGGTTTGTGGACTGGCTATGGCTCGACAAAGGCCTGTCGGTCCGGACCAGGGATAACTATGTCGGATGGCTCCGGACCTTCAGCAAATGGCTGCTCTCTCACAGCTTTGTGGATACGGATCCATCGGCCCACCTCCAGACTCTGGGAAGTCAAGGCTCCGGCAAGAAGAATCGGTCAGTAATACCGAAGGAGGCCATGCTCCGGCTGAAGGAATTCTGTCTGCAGCAGAATCGGCACTTCCTTCTGGCATGCTACATCCTGTACTACTGCTTCATCCGGCCCAATGAGATGTCCTACATCCAGCTCAAGCACATATCCGTCAAGCGAGGCACCATCTTCATACCGGACTACAGCTCGAAAAATGGGAAGGATGGGACGGTGACTCTCCCGGATGTGGTGGTAAAGCTCATGATTGACCTGGAGATCTTCACTCATCCGGACACGGACTATCTCTTCAGCCACCAGCTCCGGCCAGGCCCTGAACGGCACTCTCCGAAGCAATTCACCGACTACTGGAGCCACTATGTCCGGAAAGCTCTGAATTTCCCCGACAAATGGAAATTCTACAGCCTCAAGGATACAGGCATCACCGACCTGATCAGGGACAATGCCGACCTGCTCTCCGTCCGGAATCAAGCACGGCACCACAGCTTGCTGATGACCGACATCTATACTCCTCATGACATCGAGGAAGCCAATGATGTCATCAAGACCAGGAAGGCCGATTTCTAACAGAATGCCGGATATCATCACGACATCCGGCATTCCTTCCTTTATGAAAATCAGTTCACATAACTGGTGTTAGTGCTTTATTTTTAGGATCAGCACCACCAACCCTGCTCCGAGAAGGCTCCATAGGACAATCCCGGAAACCTGCCAGAACTTCTGCCACCAGGAAAGAGGCTTCTCCACTTCCTTGATCACCGTCTCCTTCTCTGCATGGCTTGCCTGCTGCTGCTCGGTGTGGAAGTGCTCTTCCACCGGCACATCGACATGGAGTGAGCTGCCGGCCTTATTCTCCAAAGTGTGATGGAGATGGCCTGTAGAGTCGATGAATGCGTCACTTCTTGCCACACTGGTCTCCAGATGGGAGGAGTCTGAGGAGGGAATGATCTCTCGCATCACTTCCACCGGCACCGGCACTTCCACAGGGATGTATCGGATGGCCAGAGAGTCCTTGATATGGAGGACCAGAGAATCCCTCACCTGGAGCTCCGGCTTCGGACACCTGAGCACTCCACAGCCGGAGAGGCCGAGGAGTGCCGGAAGGAGAATGCAGAGGAGTTTTTTCATCGGAGCAAAATGTAGTTGATGATACCGTCCAAATGTGCCTGGACAATGGCATTCCTGCCGGCAGTGGAGAAGAGATAGGTGACATCGGACCTATTGTCCTGGAAGAGATTCTCGGTAAGCACGGCAGGACACAGAGTGTCCCTGCAGATGGCCAGATTCTGAGGCCACCAAGGCTCCGAGGAGCTGTGTTTCCGGACGGTGATTCCCTGCCGATGACATGCAGAGATCAGGCATCTTGCCAGCTCTTTGCTCTGGTCGGAGGCATTGAGGCTCACATGTACACTCCACCCTCTGGCATTATGCCACTGGCCATCGGAGCCGGCAGCATTATTGTGGATGGACACCAGGAGCACATTCTGGGAGCCGAGCTTCCGGCACCACTCATTCACTCTCCGGCATCTTTCCTTGAGCGAGATATCAGTATCCTCCGGCACAATCCTTTCGGCATCGAAGCCGGCCATCTGGAGCTCTTCCACGATGGTGGCAGCAATCTCCCTGGTGTACCGGTATTCCCGGAAGGATCCATCAGGAGACCTCTTGCCCGGAGTATCCGAGCCATGACCGTTGTCAATCAGTATTTTCATTTTCCTCTTGATATTGATGGTGATTAGGTTGATTCCCCTTGGACACCTCAATGGTCATGTCTCCTTTGGTGAATTTCGCTCTTTCCAGAGATTCGATAAGTACAGGTGCCTGGCCTAAGGTGCCAAAGCCGAGGAGCATTCCCACAGCTTTGAGCACCGAGCCATCGATGACACCCATCGGGGGGACAAAGAATCCACCTATGAAGAGACCAACCGACACAATGAGGCACACCCAGAATGCAGTAGTCTTTTTCATAAGGCTTCCGATTTTTTACATGGTCGCAATAGTTGCAGCATCATACTCCTTCAGGACCTCCAGGCCGAAGTGGATGAGTCCATTCTCGGTGAGCCCCTAA